CCACCTGGATGCCGTTCGGGAAGTCCGTCCTTTGCGCCTCATCCAGCGTCTGGCCGCCGAGTGATTCGGGGCTGATCGTGGCGCCCGTGGCGATGTCTTCGAGGCCCTTGGGTGTTACCTCGAAGCCGTCTTCATTGCTGCCCTTGGGTGTTACTCGACCGCCCGCTGCGGAGGTGAAATAATAGGTGAATTTATTGAACTCCGACATATCCTGCTGCACCGCAGGCATGGCTCTTGAGTAGTTACCTGCACCCGCCCATTCCCATTGATGATTGTATAATCTCACTGTACTTGGACGTCTAAATTCTATAGCCCAATTCCCCAATCCCGTTGCAGCACCGCCCGATGGCGCGGTCGGGAAATCCGTTGCGCTGCTCGGGTCACGGTCACGGGTCGCGGCAGTCCGTGGCACCAGCGCGGCATGGGCGGCGGCATCAGTGAAACCCAGCGCTCGCAGCAGGGCATAGGCGCCCAGGTAGTCCGTGGCGGTGCGGTACTGATCTCGCACAGGGCCGGCGCTGGTCCAGATCGTCGTCCAGTTAATCCCCAGCGTGGTGGAATCGTCCGCGTCGCTGGTGTCGGTGTCGAGCACCAGAATGGGCGCCTCTTGGCTGATCGAATCCTCAGGGTTGAAGTCTGAGGGCATGTGAACGAAGCATTCGCCCCAGAACGCCGGATCGGGCGATGCACCGGAGCTGGTGAATGTGCGCGTGGCCTGCCAGTGCTTGCCGGCGTGTTTCACCACCGTTCCCTGGCGGTAGTACGTGCCTGATGCGTAGGTTTTCGACGCGGCGCCACGGCGGATGGTGATTTCACCGGTTCGCAGTACACCCGAGCCAGGTAGTGGCCCGGTGCCAGATGCGGTCACCAGCAGCACTTCCTCTCCGCCAGCGGCCAGCACGCGGCCGATCGCGCCGTTGCTGCGGGCCGGGTCGGTCTGGAGCGCTGCATTTCGCTGTGGCAATCTGGCGCTGGCGGTGTTGTTGAGGATCAGACTGCAGCGGCGCTCGGCCACGGTGCGGGTGTCCACCACCCTGCGGATGTAGACCCGGCGGCCCACCACGGCATTGCCCGGCGCTTCATTGGTGCCGGCCTGCAGTGGGGCGGCGGTGATGCCGATGCTCGCGGGGCTGGAGCTGCTCCAGGCGCTGCTGCTCAGCGTTGCCCGCCAATCAGCGCCAGCAGGGTTATCGATCCAGATCCGGGTGCCGCTGGCGAAGGTGTAGCCCAGAGCCTGCAACGCTGCAGGGTTAGTGGTGCTGCTCGGGTCGATCGCCAAGCCGTTGGTCAGGGTGACGGCTGAGCCGCTCACGGCGGCCACCACGCCCAGTTCAATGCGGCGGATGTTGGATGTTTTCTCGCTGAGATTCAGCGGCACCCGCACCCGGCCGACCGCCCAGTTCTTGTCCTTGTTGAAGGCGAAGCTCTTGTAGCCTTTGGCGAGGGCGGAGCATCCGCCGAACGTGGAATTGCCGCCGTTGTCGGTGATCTCCCCGCCGGAGTCCACCATTGTCACTTCAGACTGGCCAATCCCGAAGATCGAAACCTTCTGGATGTAGGCGTTGTTGATTGCCGAGATGTGCCGGGTTTGGCGTGCAGGATCGCGGCGCAAGTTGTCCGGGTCGGCATCGATATATGCCTGATAACCTTCCGTGGTGTTGGCCAGGTTTACCCAGTTTCCGCCTTGATACACCTGCCAGCAGCGCATATCTTTCTGCTGGTTGGTGCCGGTGAAATTGGCGCAAACCATGCTGCGCAGTCCGCTCAGCTTGGCGCCGTCCCAGAACGCGCCGCCCATGCCGTAGTCGGAGCGTACCGACACGTTGAAGATGTACGGAGAGGCACCTCTGGTGGTATCCCACGCGCTGGAGGGCGCCTGGGTCTGATCGATCGGGCCGACGATCTCATACTCACTGGCTCGGGCCGCCAGCAGGGCGCTGCCCAGATTGGCGCCAGTGCCAACGGTGGATTGGATCTTGGCGTAGAACGTGTCGAGCTCGGCCTTGCTGGCGGGGTGGAACACGTCCAGCAGGTGGACAGATTCGGTGTGCCCGATCTTGTCCATTGCGGTGTAGTCGAAGAAGAACCCAGTGCCCGAGACCTTCAGGACGCTGCGTCGGTTGCTGTAGTCCGTTGCCTCATCTGCAAACGCGGGAACCCAGTTCGGGCGGATGGTGGTCTTGCGCAGGTCCAATCCGCGCATTGAGCACCCACGGGGCAGCAGCACGCCGCCAGTCGGGGGGTTGAATGCGATCAGCTCGGCCGGGGTCGGATCCTTTGCCGTGCCCCAGCTCGCCAGGCTGGTAGAGCTGCTGCCGGGATCGTTCAGAGCGATGTGAACACCACCGCTGAGCACGATCGTTACGCAGTCCACGTGCGCCCGTGGATCGGTGTAGGTGTACCAGTTCTTGCTGGTGATGATCGCCGCCTCGATTGCGGCGCGGTTGATTGTCTTGAACGGCCGCGCCGAGGTGTAGCCGCACTCCAGGCGCTGCAGCTCGATTCGCTTCAGCTTCTGCGCGATGACCTCTTCGTCGGTTGCGCCGGCTTCGTGGCTGTTGTAGGCGCCACCAACGAATCGGTCTGAGCCGATGTACGGATCAACGTAGAGGGTGAATGGTGCATTCAGGGGGTCAGCAACCGCAAGCGCGCCCGCCACCACCCGAGCATTGCCGCCGAGCTGGCGGAGCATGTCGATCAAAACGGCGACCTGCCCCTTCGCCACCGCCTGGTCGGCAGCCACGTCAAAAGCACCGCTTTGGCCTGCCCGCACCAGCTGGCTCATGTGATCTTGCCGGCTTGATTCCTGCCCTCAGGCTATGGAGCCTGCTTTGCCAGCCTGATCTGGCCGGTCGCCACGAACTGCGCCGAGATCAGGATCACGTCGGTTGCCGAGGTGTTCACTGCCGTCTTGCCCAGCAGGATGTCGGTTTCGTAGAAGATCCGCTCTCGCACGTGGGTGGCCACGTTGCTAGTCCGCTGATCCACCAGCTGAAACCGCGCTCGGGCCTTGCTGCCCTGGCTGGTGAGCATCATTAGCCGGAGCATTCCTAGGCCGCTCTGCTCCCCTACTACGCGGCTGTGATCCATCTCCCCGTTGAACGATCCAGCGCCGCGCAAGGCACCCTTGGCGTACTCACCGAACGCCTGGCCGATCGCTTCCTGGTCCAACTGGGCCGCGTCCATCTCGAACACCCACCCAGTCAGGTCGCACTGCATCAACCAGCCGCGTTCCTCCGCGTCCGCTGCCGTGTCGCTCAAGACCTGCGGCACCGGTGCCAGGTTCTGAGCCGGTTGCTCGCCATCGGGGATCTCCAGGTCCTCGATGGCCTGCAGCAGAGCCAGCGCTGCGGCCACGTAGCCGGAGCGGCTGGAGGCCGGCAGGATCAGCATTGGGCCGGGCGAGACATTGCGCAGTGGGATCAGGCCCTGGCTGCCGCCGTTGATCGCGTCGAGCTCGGTGGAGTAGAACCGCACATCGTCCATCTCATCGCGGTGGATGTAGGCCGTGGCGGTCTGCTGAAACCCGACCGTTGCTGCTGACTCCCAGAACGCTGCCGATGAATTGGCGCTCCAGAATGTGCCGCCGGTAGTCCGTGCTGCCAGCGCAGGGCCCACGGCGGTCTGCCCGCCAGTCCAGAACGCATGGCCATCGGGGCAGGGCGCGAAGCCGCTTGTGCCGATGCCCAGTGGCACGCCGCGCAGCCCCACCAGCAGCACCTCATCGCCCGACTGAAACGCCAGATCAGTCAGGTCCAGCGATGGCGATGTGCCGCGCTGCAGCCGCTGATCGGCTAGCGCCGTGGGGGCTGGCCATTCGCGGCTGAGTTGAACAATTCCCTTGCGGCCTTCGACAGCCATTAGAGCGCCTTGCTGGGCTTGCCGTTGATCACGAACGAGATGCTGACTTGGGTGCTGTCGCCCACACTGGTGGCGATGCCCTGCGAATTGATCAGCGCCGGCCCGGAGATGGACTTGCTGCCGCCCTTGTAGATCGTCATTACCAGATCATCAGGCGTCTCGCCATCATCAAAGATCCGATTCATCAGGTTCACCGTGGCCTGATCGTCGGTCTTGTAGAGCAGAGTGGCGCTGCCGGACGTGGTGCGCTTGCCGTAGGCAAACTCATCATCCATGTCGCCGACGCCGGTCGTCTCCAGGGTCTGCCGCTGGGTTTCCATGCTGATGCTGCGGACCTTGGCCACCTTCTGGCCCTGGAATCGCACCTCTCCGTGCGTTGCGTTGGGGACTGTCATTAGGCGGCCTCGACCTTTGCCTACAGTCTAAGTTCGGCCCGAAATGTGCACCGGCAGGTGATCCGCCGGCCGCCCTGCACACGGCTGCCCTCAGGGGGGCTGGCCCAATACCACTTCAGGCCAGGGCCAGGGTTGAACAGGTCCACGTCAACGAGATTCTTGCCAACGATCGCAGGGAACGCCACATCCTCCACCTTGCCCCGTGCTGCCGTGTGCGCCGCCCTGATCAGGGCATAGGCCGCCTGGGTGATGTTGGCGAACTCCAGGGTCATCGGCGCATCGCTGGCGCGGTCGCCCCACTGACGCACCGACCGCACGCCGGACTGTGAGCGCATCTCGGTCACGGGGAAGTTCGGCTCGCCAAACTCGTGGCCGGTGGGTTGGATCTCGGGGAATTGAACCGTCACTGGATCACCCAGGCGCCTGCTGTATCCCAGTCTGCCGCCACCAACAGGACGCCCGCATTGTTGATCGGCATGTGCACCGCTTCGATGTCATAGACGCCATCCTCGGTCGGGGTGATCCGGCTGATCTGATAGGTCCGTACTTGCGTGCTGGTCTGCTTGACGGTGAACATGATCCCGGCTGGCGATCCCTGCCCGTTGGTGACCGTCAGGGTGCCGGCGTCGTTCACTGCCCCGCTGCCGCTCCAGCTCACCACGTCGTAGGTCCCGTTGGTCAGTGGCGTGGTGCTCACCACCGTGCCATTGCCCAGCACTGCCCCGTTGTTGAACTCGTTGAACGTGGTCACGTCCATTGCCACCCGAATCAGATCGCCGGGCCCCACGCCGGTGCTGATGCCCTCCAGCCCGTCGTAGGTGGTCCTGAAGCGAATCGTGTGATCCCTGAATCTCCGCATCCTCAGCGTGAACTTCGCCACGTCAATGGCGTGGTTTCGGTTGGTGCAGAACGCCGCCAGGTTGATTGGCTCAATCGGCAGGCTGTCGCTGCCGTGGGGCGCCGCCTCGCGCACCAGTACCTCGCGCTCCTCAGGGAACAGGCCCGGACTGGTGGGGTTGGTGGAGCTGCGTTCCTGCCGCCACTTCACGCTGATCCGCCGCGCCGGCCGCTCATCGGGTGGGATGGTCTCAAACTGGAATGTGCCCTCGGCGATGTTGCCGGCGGTGAAGAGCGCCTTGTGGGTGACCGCGCCGAAGGAGATGAACGGCACTAGGTCGTACTGGCCGCCCACCTCGCGGAAATCGAGCAACATGGCGCCGGCCGTGTCGGCGATCCATTGCCGCGGCGATTCCTGGCTGATGATCACCCCGCCGTCAAAGTGGTATTTTCGGAGCTCGCACCACAGGGCTGCCGCCTGGAAGTTGGCCAGCTTCACCAGATCATCCGGCACAGCGTCGGGGCCGTATTTGGTGTTGGTAAGCCGGTCCAGCGCCAGGTCCGGCAGCAGGTGCGAGGGGCCGGTGGTGAGACTGTTGAGCAGCCGCCGCACCTCCGTGCCGCCGGTGACATAGAGCGACAGCTGGCTGAATTGCCGCCACTCAAACGCCGACCTGGCATTTACGCCCAGCAGGCTGATGCCGGTGTACTGGGGCGCTGCGTCGTTCTCTCTGATTTCGGTGACGTAGACGATTTCGTGCTCAGGGCCGCCGCTGGCGGTGGACTGGGCCTCTTCGTAGACGAAGGCCTCAGCGAGCTTCCCCCAGGCGTCAAGGTAGTTGTTGTCATCCGGCCGGGGGATCCCGATCGTCTCGTTTCGCCGGGTGGTGGTGATGGTGAACTGCGATCGGACGCGGCTTACCGTCTCACCGCTGCTCCGCCAGGTAACGCCGCCACTGGTGCCGCTGACTGCACCGGACAGCTTGGCGTCAAGCACCACCAGGTCGCCGGTGGCTGTGCCGCTGCGGATCTCCCAGCCGGTCAGGGGCTCGAACCGCAGCTCCCACCGCTTGAGCGATGGCATCTCCAGCCGCAGGTAGTTGAAAATCGGCTGATCGCTGCCGGAGCGGATCCCGAAGCACGGCGCCAGCTGGGTAAACGCACCATCGCCGAACTCTCGGAACGACACCCGGAAGAACGAATACCTTTCCTCTGAAGTGCTCAGCACGCCGCTCTGATACTGGTCAACGTTGATCCGTTGGCCGCGTTTGATCTTGTCGTTCTCGCGGAACAGGCAGGCCCTGCCGTCAATCTCGGCTAGCGTCAGCGAGTCGCGGAAGTTGCACAGCCCGCCGATTCGGATCCCGAGCGTGCTACGAATCCCGGCCTCAATGATCCGGCACTCGTTGGTGGTGCTCACGTGGCCCAGCGCACACCGCAGCAGGTGCGGGGCGCTGGTGGCCGTCTGTCGGGTCGTGCTGGTGGTCCCAGCTGCCGTGATCGTGCCGGTGCTCACCGTGGCCGCAGTGCCGGCCCGCACCACGCTGAAGGTGGCATTGATCGTCTGCCCGGTGCCGCCCGCGCCGTCCTCAGAATCGCTGACGAA